GACATGTGGTACACTTATCATTATCAGAAGGTTTAGATTATAAATGGCCATTTGGAACATCAGTATTAGAAAACGTTTATAAGGTCTACAAGCAAAAAGAACTGTTAGAAGATGCTATATTGATATACCGTGTGCAACGTGCACCAGAGCGTAGAATCTTCAAAATTGACGTAGGTAATATGCCAAGTCATATGGCAATGGCTTTTGTAGAACGTATTAAAAACGAAATACATCAACGACGTATTCCTACACAGAGTGGTGGCGGTAGCATGGTAGATGCTACCTACAATCCATTATCAATTAATGAAGATTACTTCTTTCCTTTAACAGCAGACGGTAGAGGATCCAGTGTTGAAACATTACCAGGTGGACAAAACCTAGGCGAGATTGACGACTTAAAATACTTTAACAATAAATTATCACGTGGCCTAAGAGTTCCAAGTTCATACTTGCCTACTGGCCCAGATGAATCATCACAGGCGTTAAGTGACGGTAGAGTTGGCACAGCACTTATTCAAGAATACAGATTTAATCAATACTGTATGCGTCTGCAGAACCAAATCATTAATAAACTAGATGATGAATTTAAAATGTTCTTACGCTTTAGAGGCTTTAACATTGACTCATCACTGTTTAACTTAAAATTTAATCCACCACAAAACTTTGCATCATACAGACAAGCAGAGTTAGATGCACAGCGTGTTAATGTGTTTACAGCACTAGAAGGAATGCCGTATATCAGCAAACGTTTTGCTATGCAACGTTTCTTAGGATTAAGTGAAGAAGAGCTACGCCAAAACGAAGAACTATGGCAAGAAGAGTCTGATAATATTGAAGCAACACCTACCACAGGTAGTGATTTAAGATCTGTTGGTATTAGCCCAGGCGACATTGATGCAGATTTAACCACAGGCGAAGAAATTGGTGCAGACCTTGAAGCATCAGATCTAGATATAGATACTGAAACCGGTGGCGAAGAAGTATAAATACTATTATGATACTCAACGAATTATACAACAAAAATCCAGGTTACCAAGACGAAAACGAAGATCAAAGTAAGGCTCGTATTGGTGACTTACGTAAAACTAAACTAACTCTCAAGCAGTTAAACAAGTTACGTATCATGAATGACGTAAGAACTTACGAACAAACAATAAAAGCTAAACGTGTGCAAAGGCAGTACGGAGCACCAGCAGAAGCACCTCAATTATAAGCATTTCTTAAAAAAGGCTCCAAAAAGGTGCCTTTTTACCTAAAAAAACACCAATATTAAGAAAAAGAGTGTAAATACATTCACAAAGCCATATATGGAGACAAAAAAACATGGAAAATAAATTTGAACAGTTAATTGAGTATATCATTAACGACGAAGAAGAAAAAGCTAAAGAGCTTTTCCATGATGTAGTGGTTGAAAAGTCACGTGACATCTACGAAGAGTTAATGGCAGAAGAAGAAGCAACAGAAGAAGTTGCTGAATCAACTGACGAAGAAGTTGAAGAATCAATTGAAACAGACCAAGAAGTTGGTGGCGACGAAGCTGATGATTTAATCTCAGATATTGAAGCTGATGAAGAAGGTATTTCAGAAGAAGAAGTTGACTATGACGAAGACGGCGAAACTGACGAACATGAAGAAGATCATGAAGAGTTAGAAGACCGTGTAGTAGACTTAGAAGACAAACTAGACGAATTAATGGCTGAGTTTGAAGAATTAATGACTGACGAAAAAGAAGAAGGCGAACCAGAAGCTGAAGAAGGCGAACCAGAAGAAATGGAAATGGAAGTTCCTATGGAATCTGAAGAAACAACAGAAGAAGTTGTTGAAGACGCTGAAGAAGTTGCTGAAGAAGAAGCACTTGAAGAAGGTGCAGATCTTAAGCCAGCTACAAAGCCAGAAACAAAAGAAGGTGCAGACCAAACTAAATCACCAGTAGCGGCTAACGCCGGTGCTAAAGGTGCAGTGGCTAAACCACAAGCATCAAAAGGTGAAGAAAAAGGTTCAGCAACACCTCAAGCACAAGATCAAGGCGCTACTACAGAGCCAGATCTTAAGAAAGTTTAATTTAAACTTTTAAACGAGGATACCTTATATGTCAAACATATATTTAAAAGAACATCTTAACTTTAATGCGGCCAACATAATTGTTGAGTCTAGCCAAGAAGGTAAAGATTTATACATGAAAGGTATCTGCATCCAGGGTGGTGTAAAAAACGCTAACGAACGTGTATATCCAGTAACTGAAATTGAAAGTGCAGTTAAAACACTGAACGAACAAGTATCAGGTGGATATAGCGTTTTAGGCGAAGTTGATCACCCAGATGATTTAAAAATCAACCTTGATCGTGTATCGCATATGATTGAAAGTATGTGGATGGACGGTCCAAATGGATGTGGTAAACTAAAGATTCTACCAACACCGATGGGTCAACTAGTGAAAACTATGCTTGAGTCGGGTGTGAAGTTAGGAGTTTCGAGTCGAGGTAGCGGAAACGTTAACGAAGACTCAGGACAAGTCAGTGATTTTGAAATTATCACTGTTGACATCGTGTCACAACCAAGTGCTCCAAATGCTTATCCTACAGCAATTTATGAAGGTCTCATTAACATGAGACACGGTCATAATGTTTTAGAGATGGCGAGAGAGGCTAGTGGTGATGCTAAAGTACAACGTTATTTGAAGAGTGAAGTTATGCGACTCATCAAAGAACTGAAGGCTTAATAGGAGAATGGCATGCTAGATGTACTAAAACCATTATTAGATAGCGACCTAGTTAACGAGGAGACACGTGCTGAAATATCAGAAGCATGGGAATCTAAGTTAGAAGAAACTCGCGAATCTGTTCGTGCTGAACTTCGTGAGGAGTTCGCTCAAAAGTATGAGCATGATAAACAAACAATGGTTGAAGCAATCGATCGCATGGTAACTGAAAGTTTGAAAACCGAAATGGCTGAAATGCAGGAAGAAAAAGCCAAATTAGCAGAAGACCGTGTTAACCAAGTTAACAAAATGAAAGAATCAGCAGAAAAATTTAATAACTTTATGGTTACTAAATTAGCTGAGGAACTTAAAGATCTTCGTTCAGACAGAAAGGTACAAACTGAAACAATTGAAAAATTAGAACAGTTTGTGGTTAAAGCATTAGCAGAAGAAATTAAAGAATTTGCACAAGATAAACAGGACGTTGTAGAGACTAAAGTTAAACTTGTAGCAGAAGCTCGTGAGAAACTAGAAGAACTTAAAGCTAAGTTCCTCAAAGAATCAAGCGAGAAAATGACTAATGCCGTTGCCAAGCATTTGAAAGCAGAACTTTCGCAGTTGCATGAAGATATCAAAGTTGCTCGTGAGAACACCTTTGGTAGAAAAATCTTTGAAGCATTTGCTAGTGAATTTGGCGCAACTCATTTAAATGAGAACGCAGAAATTCGTAAACTAGTTGATGCAATTAAAGAAAAAGATCAGCAAATTGCAGAAGCAACCGATAAACTCAACGAAACTACACAGTTGGTTGAGTCAAGAGACCAAGAGATTGTAACAATAAAAGAGTCTAATGAGCGTCAAGCTAAATTAGACGATTTACTTGCTCCTCTAAATGATGAGAAAGCAGAAGTTATGATTAATTTATTAGAAGGCGTACAAACTAAGAAATTAGAAAGTGCCTTTAACAAATATCTTCCAGCGGTGCTTAACGAGAATGTAGTGAAGTCTAAAAAAACAACACTTACAGAATCTGTTAAGGAAGTTACTGGGGATAAAGACAAGCAAGTTGAAGTTAAGCAAGACGAAAATGGAAACATTATCGACCTTCGCAAACTTGCTGGTATTTAAGTAAGACATTAGGAGAAAGATATGTCACAAGAACTACTTGAAAGCCGTTGGGGTGAGACAAAAGACGCTCTTTTAGAGGGTCTGCAAGGTAACAAACGCAACTCAATGGGTGTTATTTTAGAAAACACAAAAAATTACTTAGCTGAAGCGGCTACATCAGGCGCAACAGCAGGTGGTAACGTAGCAACACTTAACCGTGTAATTCTACCAGTTATTCGTCGAGTTATGCCAACAGTGATCGCAAACGAAATCGTTGGTGTACAACCAATGACAGGCCCAGTTGGTCAAATTCATACATTACGTGTACGTTATGCAGAAACATTAAACGCTACAGGTACTGACAATGATACAACAGCTGGTGATGAAGCATTATCACCATTCCAGATTTCAACAGCATACGCTGGTGATGGCACTGCTGGTAAAGCAGACTCAACAGCAGGTAAAGAAGGTACAGGCGGTCGTAAGATTTCTGTACAAATCTTAAAACAAGCAGTTGAAGCAAAAACACGTAAATTACAAGCACGTTGGACATTTGAAGCGGCACAAGACGCTCAGTCACAACACGGTATTGACGTAGAAGCAGAAGTTATGGCGGCTCTAGCACAAGAAATTACTGCTGAGATCGACCAAGAAGTTTTAGCTTCATTACGTTCATTATCAGCAACAGAATTTACATACAACCAAGCAACTGTATCAGGTACAGCTACTTTCGTTGGTGATGAACATGCGGCTTTAGCAGTTCTAATCAACAGAACAGCTAACTTGATTGCACAACGCACAAGACGTGGTGCTGGTAACTGGGCTGTTGTTTCACCAGCGGCTTTAACAGTATTACAATCAGCTACAACTTCAGCGTTTGCACGTTCAACAGAAGGTACATTCGAAGCACCAACAAATACTAAATTTGTAGGTACATTGAACTCAGCTATGAAAGTATATGTTGACTCATATGCGGCTGACACAACTCCTGTTTTAGTTGGTTATAAAGGTTCATCAGAAGCTGATGCGGCGGCGTTCTACTGCCCATACATTCCATTAATGTCATCTGGCGTTGTATTGGATCCAGCTACATTCGAACCAGTAGTATCATTCATGACTCGTTATGGATATGTAGAATTAACCAATTCTGCTTCATCTTTTGGTAACGCGGCCGACTATTTGGGTGAGATTGCAGTTTCTAACTTATCATTTAGCTAAGTTATTAACAGTAGTTACTACTACAGTTAGAAAAATTAAAAAGCACACTTTCGGGTGTGCTTTTTTTTGACCTTAGTTTCTAAACAATAAGTAATTGCATGTCGCAGTTAGATTTTAAATTATATTCATCACCTTTTGATTCAGCATGGGAACAAGAATTGTTCTATGCTAAGTATCCACCTAACAAAACCTATGAGTGGATAGACACAGACACACCAGAGAATTCAATTAATCATGATGATATAACTTATACATTTAATGAACACGGATTTAGATCCGACAGTTTTAAACAACGGTCAGACTTTAACATACTAGTATCTGGATGTAGTCTAACAGTGGGTGTAGGTGTTAAGTATGAGAATACTTGGCCACAGGTACTTAAAACGCATTTTAACCAGCCTACAACAGTTTGGAACCTAGCACAGAGTAGTACGAGCCCAGACTATGTTGTACGTTCAATATACAAGACTGTAGACGTGTTAAAACCAGACTTAATAGCAGTTTGCTGGCCTGCAGAGTCTAGATTTGAATTACCTAAGAATAAACACTCGTTAACAAACTATCAATTAGACACGGCAGAATATCCTAAACTGTTTGAAAATCCAAATTGGGCTTATCACAATCTACAAAAAAATATAATATTCTTAAAACAACTTTGTAACGTTAAAAATATTCCATTAATACATGGGCCTGGAGAGTACACAGATTTTGGCATTGATCCAGACACTACAGCAAGAGATGGTAGCCATCCAGGTAATTTATGGCATAAAGAATACGCAGAGCTTGTATTTCAACACTATTTAGATAAATACTAATGCTAATTACATTGGGTAGTTAGTTTATGCTGTTTAACCATATCAGCGTAGTGGCTAGAACCCACATTGGACTTCTATAAGGAGAAATATAAAATGGGTAGACCAATAGATAAGTGGTATTTAGGCGCAACAGGTGGTGCTCCGGCAACTATTCCTGTAAGAGCAAACAACGGCTCAGGTGAATTTGAAGGTTACATTGTTAACCAAAAAGGTTCACACAAATTTACAGTATCTAACGATGCTAATTCTGATCAGGGCGTATGCTACTTAGTAAATAAAGTAACAGGCTTAGGCGCAGGTGAATGTGCTATTGTTGGCCAAGCAACAGGTGAAAACGTAGCTATTCAAAAAATCACTGCACATAAAGCAGTTGGTTATAATGGCACAGTTTACAGCTGGGCAGTAGCAGATGACTCAACAGAGTCTTTAATCATACTTACAGCTCTATAATTTTTAAAATTATAAGGTCTAAAATCCCTTGTGTTAAATACGATACAAGGGATTTTTTTATGACTTACGGATTTGCATTAGGTAACGGACGAAGCAGACAAGGCCTAGACATACAGAGGTTACGCAGTTACGGTCTAGTAGCAGGTTGCAATAGAATATATCAAGAAGAAGAAGTAGACATCCTAGTTTCTACGGATAGACAAATGGCCGCTGAAATAGAAGATTCGGGCTATGCACGAACACATGAGTTTTGGACAAGACGTCCTAGACCAGATTCTGGGTCAAGACAGTTAGAAAGACCAGAGTATAAATATTCTTCAGGACCGGCCGCTATTGCTAAACTATGTCAACGTGGATGTACAAAAATATTTTTACTAGGATTTGATCTAGGGTCTCCCAATGACTATGTTAATAATATCTACGCAGGTACTGCCTGGTATAAAACTCCAGATCAAAAAGCAACTTACTATGGTAATTGGGTAAAACAATTACAGCAAGTGAGCGAACAATGGAGTAATAATTTATTTTATAGAGTATTAGGTAACGAAAGCACTCCGTATGACTTTGAAAGAACTAATATAATTGAAATTGATATGGGCAGTTTTAAAACGGAGATAAATAGTTTATAATTAGGAAGAAACTATGAGTGCAAACAAAAGAATATCAGGTGATTATAATATTGAGTCTATAGGTGGTAATATTGGTATCACTTCAGACACTGTTACTATTACAGGTAACTTAACAGTTACAGGTACACAGACAACAGTTAATTCAACTGATACTGCAATCAACGATAGAGTTATCGTACTTAACGACGGCGAGTCAGGTGCAGGAGTAACAGGCGGTACAGCTGGTATTGAAGTTGATAGGGGTAGCTCTACTAATAGTAGACTAGTCTATGACGAGTCTGACGATAAATGGAAAATTGACTCAGGTTCAGGTTCTTTAGTTGCTATTGCTACATCAGCATCAGGTAACGGTGGTATTGAAAACGTTGTGGAAGATACAACTCCTCAACTAGGCGGTGACTTAGATGTTAATGGTCAAAGTATTGTGTCAGCAAGTAACGGTA